CAGCGGGCAGGTGAAATCTCGGGCACCACGCTGTTCAAAGTGTTGCACCCGATCTATGAATTTGGAGATGTGTAACCGGCTCATTAACTGAACGTGAACTGATCGGCTGAGTGTGCAGGGCCGCGATACTCGTAGCGTTGGAGCAAGATCAGTTTGGGGCAAAACACAGTTTCCCACGAGCCAGTGGTGTTGATCTGATACCACCCCGCGGCAAACCATGATTTTGATTTGTTCTTCTTGGTGTAGATGGGCAAACGACGTTGCACATCATAGATAGCATTGTGAGGTGTGGCATCTGTAGCGAAGCCGTTGACCGCATGCTCTTTTTTGGTTTTTTTCTGTGCAGGTGGTTCTTCGAATATGATTCGTGTTTTGTTTTTTATGGTTTTGATGGTCTTGAATTCTTCGGCCGCATCATACATGCGCACACGGAACACACCACCTTCAGCTTCTACGGAGCCTATTTTTTGATCGTCTTCTTTGAGAATCCAGTATTTGTTTGCTATAACAGGTTTTGCCAGGATCATGGGTTTAAAACTCCTTGATATGTTTTATTGAGCCATCGTCCGAACTGTTCTGCTTGTTCGCTGGCTCTGTTGAGTTGGTATTTACCACAGAATTTCATGAAGTGGCTACCAACTTGTCCTACATCTTTGTGTGAAATCTGCTCGTGTATGGCCGTGTCTACAGCCAGTTTTACTGTGTCGGGTTGTGCTCGTAGATCGATCAGCGCACGATTACGATTGTAGTCGTCTAAAACACGATGCTCTTCGCCGTTGTGATCAGTCCAGCGTTGTAGCATGAGATTATTCCAATTATAACCTTTGGATGTGCGATCAGCAAAGGCTTCCAACAGGCCCACTTTGTTTTTAGTGCCTTTGGTTCTCACACCAGGATAGGCCGAAAACACATTGTCGCTGACATCGCCACGCATGCATTTCTCAAACAACAACCATTCAGGGTCCGGTATGCGTTTGGGTTCTTTGGTCTTTTTGTCTATCACTTCCTTGCCCTTGGCATCAAAGATACCTTTGACAGTGAGCAGTTCGTCAGTAATGCCGTTGTATTGATGCACATTGCCAGCCAAAAGTTGCACGAAGTCAGTGTCAGATGAAATGATGTAATGTTCGTCGTTGGGATGTAGGTCAATCCAACGTGCGATGATGTCATCGGCTTCAGCATTGGGTTCGCGGATCACCGAGCAGTTGGTCTTGATACTGAGATAGTCTTTGAACGCATCAAATGTTTCCCAGAACATGCGATCCTCTTCTTGTTCACGTTCTGTGAGCGCGGCACGAGCATCGGCGCGATTCTTTTTGTAAGGAGCATAGTGATCCTTGCGCCACGAGCGACCTTCCAACGCAAATATCACATGATCCGCTTGGAATTTGTTGAACACCTTGTTCACAGCACTCAAGGTGATGTGTAGGGCATAGCCCACTTTCTCCCATGGATCCTCGGCACGGAAAGCCACGTGTCGGGCACGGAAAAACATGTTGGCAGTGTCAATCAGTAGATAACGCATGGCTCATATCAATTTGTTGGCGATACAGTATTGTAACATAAAATGAGCAAAAAATCTATGAGCTTCCTGACCAAAATGATAGGAATTGGGTGCCACTGTTTGATAATTTTTGGACAAGATGATGGAAAATGAGTGTTCTGGACTGTAAGGTTCCAAATAATTGGCGCCCCATTCCAGACGATTTGGCACGGCCGAAAAATCTGAGTTGCCATTAAAGAACACATGCCTTATGCCACGTTGCGCAAGATCTAGATGCAGTTGCCATATCTGTTGGTGCCAATGTTGAGTCTTGGTTTGCCAATCCACTGACGCCACAAACTGTTTGTATCGGTCTTGTAATTCAAGTGGAACATCGTCGATGCCCGAAGCATTGACTTGATAGTAGGTTTCTTCATGCAACCACTCTTCTCTCTCCCAAGTAGACCATTGTATGATCATCAGTGTCCTGGACCAATCACGCTGGTGTTTGTCAATCCAACTTCGTGTGGTACGCATGATGCGGTCATTGCTGGCTGCTGATTCTGCATCACAGTGGAATGCGGCTTTGAGCGTTTCAGACAGTAATCTCCCCCAACTCACAGCTAGATTATCTGGATGGGGTAGTCTGTGCAGATATCCTAAATTAGGATCATCCTCAGCAAAAGCATAAGCATTGACAGCTTCGGCCGCGGCTGTATGGCTGTCGCCGTTGACATATAATATCATCGTGTTTCAGTCGCTATTTTTTCTGCCCAACACCGATGACCATTTTCCACAGGATGTCCTCCTGATTCTCTTTCGATTATTCCTATAGACATCAGATAACTATCCATCGTGTGTTCATTTTTAGTTATCCAACGATCAAGGTTTATCTTTGTTATTAAATCACACATTTCTTTCCAATCTAGATTTCGCTCCATATCCGGAGAGAATTGTTCTCGATTCCATGGAGCCCAAGCGTGCCGGACCAAGTCGAGGCTTTTTTGATCTTTATTTAAAAAATCGGCGATAAGATTCTCACCAAATGCTGAAAAAAATTTATAAGGAATTTTTGCAAAATCAAGATAATCTTGCAGTAACAAGACGTCGTAGATCCAATTACGATAATTTAACCATTCGTTGAAATTATATTTCACCCAATTCTTATGCAAGATTTCAAGATATTCCTGATTGTTGCGATTGTCTGTTTTTTCGCCAAGGCAGCCGCCAAACGTGGCTCTCACGTAATCGCCATCAGTTGAAAAAATTTCATTGCGTTCGTTTCCGGTCCACCCGATCACTACCAAATCAATATTTTTATGATTGACCAGAGATTCTTGTGTGGTCCGTAAAATTCTTTGATTACTCGCCCCACCTAACGACAGATCCATCACTGTGGAATTTAATAAAGATCCAAGTTGTGCAGGCCAAGCGTCATTTTTGTTAGCAAGATAAAAACCTTCAGTAAAACTACAACCATTGGTTAAAATCATCAAGGACTCGTTGTCGGGTTATCATCGTTGCCAACGGGTGCGGCTTTTTTCTTGATTTCTTTTTCGTGCTCGGCTGCTACCACACGTTGGCGCAGACCGCTGGAACTGAAACTGTGATCTCTGCCATTGAATATGATATCTATTCCACGTTGCTCACATTCAGCCTGTCCGGAAAAATTCTTTCCTTGATATTCTACTCCTAAGATACGAACATCCACGGGCAGTATCAGCAAAAGATCTCGTAGATCTTGTTCGGTGGAATATATCACAATCTCATCCACATAACGGCAGGCCGCCAACTGTATCTGTCGTTCTACGATACTTTGCACAGGGCGGTTCTTGGTGTCAGGTCTATCTATGGTGGGATCAGTTTGTAAACCACAGATGAGATAGTCACAGTGATTTTTAGCTTCGCTCAGCATGGCAATATGGCCAGCATGCAACATGTCAAAGGTCGAGAATGTGATGCCAATCTTCTTGCCTTCGGCATGCAGTTGTTTGATGTGATTGAATATCATCCTATCTCTCTCCGACCATCTCCGAGATCTCTGCTCTGCATGTAACGGCTGTCGTTGTTCATGGCTTCATACTGTTCGTAGGTTTCTAGCACCACGTTGCGACACACATTCTGGAACCATTGATCCACTAGGTCAGCATCGGTTTTGCCTTGATATCCTGCTCGTATGAGATTGGCCACGAACTTGTCATTCCAATCAAACTCAAATGCGCCGGTGTTGATGTCATTGGGGTTGACGTCCATTCTCAGTATTTCGATGTAAGGTTCACCACGTTCTGTGGCTAATTCTTTCTCAGACTTTTTCTTACTTTTTGTTGGTTCTGCAGACTTTTTTATATCTTTGTCAACATTTTCGTTGGAAACCGCAGTTTCACTGACTTTTTCTTTTCTTTTGAACAGATCAAATATTCCCATTTTCTTTCCTCTTCAGCGCCAATAGCACTTGTAATTTATCGTAAGCATCCTTGAGTGTGGTATCTTCTTGTATCATGCGCCAATCTCGCAGCCAACTGCATTCACTAGCCCAACCCGTGTCGCCGCCGTTGCTTTCATATATGGCATGGGCTTCGGGCAGATAACTTTCTACCACATCAGAGTTGGTAAAGAATGCATTGCCATCCATCATGGCCAAGGTTTCGGCTATGGGCGACAGTTTGTTTTTTTCGGATTCGGTAAAGTTACGTTTCCACCCACCATCAGGACGTTCTATCTTATAACTGACTTCTTTGGGCCCGGCTTCTCGATCAATGTGTATCACGGTCATTCTATGACGTTTCCTTGATCATCAACTTCTGCCCAAGTGTAGTCACCTAGCCACTTCACTCGGCAGATATATTCATACCAGTCCGGGGCACCTGTGCTCCATTCTCCTGGTCCCATGTGCAACAATGCTATCCTACCTTGGTGCATGTGATCATGGGCTAACCAATAACATTGGCCATGATAGGTCTGGAACTGATAGTGCGCTTGATGCACCATGTCAGTGACATCCAACCGACGTTTAATTCCCGCGGCCTGTCGTTGTAGCACTTCTACCAGTTCTAGTATGCGATGATATTCTTGTTCAGCATGCATCCTGGCCACATTGACCATGATGTCTTTTTGCTTTTCGATGGGAATAAGATCAAACTTAGGTCCGCCAGCTTCAGTAGGATAAGGCGTTACGTTCCTGTTGAAGAACTCAACGACTACATTACCGGCTTGGGTATCATAGCTCGTGCGACCCTTGGCCTTGTTTGACAAATCATGTTCCCCAGGCGTTGCGCCAGATATCCACTTGCAGTCTGGGACTGTAACGCCATCCACGTTCCATGGCTAAACGTGCCACTTCTTGCGTGTTGAGATTGTATACCTGCGGAACACCACCCATGGGCATGAGATACACAGGCCCGCCAAATCCTGCCTCGCGGAATTCAGCCACTGCACGTTCGGCATCTTCCACGTCTTGGCGTGTAGCTACCACAAATTTCACGTAGGTATAACCAATCATCTCATAATTCTTGATGATCTTGGGATTGATAGCACGATCCCACGACTCTCCAGAACAGGGTAGTTTTGGACTGACACTGAATGTGAGCCTGTCATAATCTCGACCGTGCCTCGTGAATTCTTCAAACAAGTATTCATGCACTTCGGGGTAGAGATCTTGGGTTCCATTGGTTTCAAAGGTCAGACTTTTCAGTCCGTTGGCCCTACAGCGTTCTAACAGTTGCGGATACAGTTGCTGATACCCCAACAGTGGTTCTCCGCCAGTGACAACAAGATGGATGTCATTGTCGTTCCATCCGTCGGAGTTCCAACGATTGTTGGGAATCATAGCATGCATCTTGTCTACGATAGTGTCTGTGTCGTCGATGTGATTGAAACTCTTAAACTCAGGATAGATCGAAGCGTAGGTATCGCATCCTGTGGTCACAAGGGGCAGATCCTCAAACTTCTTATAACGTTCGGGTTCGGCCCGAACCATTTCGATGATGTCCGTGACTTCGGGGTTGTGTCCTTCAAGGATTTCATCGCGTGGACGGCCAAACTTTTTACAACGGAAGTTGCAACCATAGGTGCGGAAGAATACCGAAGGCACGCCGGCCCATCGGCCTTCGCCCTGGAGGCTATAAAATATTTCTGTGTAAGTGATTTTTTCCATGATTGTATTTAGATGATTTCAAAAATTTCTTCTTGTAAATAGCGTTTTAGTTCTTTGTCTGTGGGATCAACAGCATAGTTGTTCTTGAAAAAGATTTCATAACTGTCTGACCCATATTTGCCAATGCCATATAACATTGTAGCATCTTCGTGTTGCCAGGTCAAGAAATCTTGAGTCATGCCATGTAATCTTTTATATCTAACATTGACCATGCCCAAAGGACAGATTACATCCTTGACTTCTTTCTCAGTGGCTCGAAGGAATCGATCGGGCGTAGACCATCTATCCATAAAGATAGGGAAAACTGTTTTTACCGGTTTGCGTCCAGTTTGGTTCAGCATGATCACAGCCACCATGTGTTGCCAAGCACCATTCACTGTGCGCCCGGCAGGCAACTGTTGTTGCACCATTAGATCATCGCGCAATGGCTCTATCATTTGTCCCAATCCTTGTATATGGCCGCGGCGGTTTGTTTCCAAGTATAACTCAATCTATCACTGACAAAGTATTCTCGTTGATCATCTTCTACGGCTAGTTTGACGCCTGTGACACACAAATCTTTGTGGAGGCCTCCAAACATCACTATTTTTGGATTGAGTAGTTTTATGATATCTGCTGTTTGCCCATCAGATGTTGATATCCAATCGTTGTATCCATATCTTATGGCAGGATGGGGCACTTTGCCTTGATCCATTATCTTATCTGCAATATCTGGTTTATTGGCAGTCAAATTCAACCATGCTGTTTTATCTATGAAATCAAACTGCCATATTTTGGGCCAAGAAATCTTGTTGGCATCATCTACTATCAGTGCAGAGAATTCTTTCCAACGTATGTTTTCCAATTTGGGCATGTCTTGCCATACATGCACCATGACAACTACCACATCATACATGTTGTTCTTCGGGATTCCAATGACGCCACCACTCTTCCCACGGAAACACGATCCACTGTGGTGTTTCAAATTTGTTCACACGTTCGGCTGCGTAATCTACTATGAGTTCTGCTTCACTGGATTCGTTGTCATAGAGCACAGCAAGGCGTAGATTATTGCCCCAGACTTCGGCCCAGGCAGGATCGTTAGGCAAACAAGACCCTTGCCAATCTTTGCGAATCCAGTTTATAGTGGCGCCAGAGTCATTGATATCATCCACTATCAGGATGTTCTTACGCAAGGCGGAATTGCTAAATCCCGGCAAGTCGTCGGTTCTATGGTAACCAAAAGCGTCTTCTGGCATCCAAAGATTGCTTTCGCAATCACCATCGTTGCCGTCGCGCAATCGAACGCCTAGAGTATACATCGGACAATCCAGATACTGGCTGATCAGGTTGGCTGGAACCAGACCACCTCGGGTGATACCTACCACATAATCTGGTCGCCATTGATCCAACCACATCTGTCGCACTAATTCCTGCACCTGTCGTTGCACGTCAGACCAACTCACGTAGACTTTTTTCATAGGTATTCTCTGAGGCTGTGTTCTAGTCCGACCAAGGGCAAAGCATGTGCATGCAGTCGGCTGCCATCACCGGTATAACTCCTGCCCGGTTTGTCTGAGATCCTGATCAAATCTGGATCATAGTTGTGTAATCTACAGTAAATTTTCAATGTTTCACCCAATGTATGTTTTTTATTATACACTACATTCAAATCGTTGTCACGTATTTTACCATCCAAAACAGCCGAAACCACCCGAGCAAAATCTCCTGCTGAAACTGTATCAAAAGGCCTGTCCTCTATCAAAAAAGGCAATCCTTGTGAGACCAACCCTTGGCACCTTTTGATAGGTCTGGGATCGGATTCGCTGGGATCAAAACACCCAAACAAACGGAGATTGACGCAATTTGGTAACGCCGCCACTATCTTTGCTGTTAAATTTTTGCTCAGGCCATAACTGTGCTGTGGATTTCGGATCCAGATATCTTGTTCTTTGGCACGATCGATATCGGTGTCAAGATCAAATTCTGCTCCACTGGCTATATTGATCAATGATCCCCAACTGTCTCGTTTTGATAAAATATTGTTCAAGGCCCTGATGTTGTTGGAAACTATGGCAGGATCCGTGCTTAGAGTTTGATTGCGACCTGATACGGCACAGTGGATGATCCAATCATAGCCATTGCTCAAAACACGATCCACAGCGCCAGGATCGCATACATCCAATTGATCCCTTCCGGGTGCATAAACGTCGTGACTGTGAGCCAGATATTGGCCCAGGAAACGCCCAACGAATCCATGGCCTCCAGTGATCAGTATTTTCATTTACCGTAGTCCGGAAACTCAACCACGATGGTGCTCCGATCATCCTGCCTCTGATATGCATGTTGGTAGGCTGGCAATATGCTTTCCGGAGTATCGCACTCAATGATGTCTATGTGTTTGCACAACAATCTAAACGCTTCACTGAAATTACCTTTGTGTTGGTCTTGTGGATCCACGGGTATTTCACTGCCAACAGCCACACGGATGATGACCTTTGGGCGGCAGGCACCATCGCTGAGAGTGACCATTTTGTCGAGATGATTCACTATCTGATCCGTAGCACACAGTAGAAAATTCCATCGAGGAACCACGGACACAGGAATCAATCCTGCCATGGCCAAGCCAGTGCTGACACCAATTTGGAAATTTTCTGCTATGGGGAATTCTATTTTGCGTGTGTCGTCGACCACTGTAAGGCTTTCATAACATCCGGTTCCGCCATATCTCACAGCCTGGCCCAGAAACACAGTGCCAGGCTGTTGTGATAACCACAACATGGCATCCTTGAGACATTGATTGTAATGTTGTGTGGTCATTAAAATTGCACCCTGACACCTGCTCCTGCATGTGGATATTTGTTGTTTTGATATCGATAATAGATAAGATGCTGGCTTTCATGCCAATCGGTCGGCTCTTGATCTGGGAGATACCATCTCGACTCTCCCCACACTTCCCTAGTGGGTGTCAGCACACTCAACTCATTGTCTTCTACTATGAAGGTTATGGGTAGATCATGTGCTTGAGAATATCTATAGGCTTCGGACCAGGCTCCGGTTTCGGCGCTCATATCTCCACACCAACACCATACACGAGAATCTTTTTGTTGTATTTTTGATGCCAGGGCCAGTCCCACTGCGATGCTGGGAATCCCGCCCACGATGCTGGAACAGATAAAACGATACTCGGGCAGATTCATCACCATGCTTTTTCCCGCCAGGATCTTTTCTTTCAGCAAAGTTTGTGGCACACCTTTGAGCAAGGCTTGATAGTGATTTCGCCATGTGCAACATACCCAATCGTTGTCAACATTGATTTTTTCAAACACCCGCATGATCTGATCTTCGGCACCATCGTAGAGATGGATGGGTGCCCGTATCTGTTTCGTATTGAAACAGTGTGCTATGTCTGATTCAAAGTCGATGAGTTCTTGCCGGGTGATCATAGGTAAAGACTCAGGAATCCGTCGACCTTTTCACCAATGTAGGCGACCTGTTCAGGAGTGATAACTGGACTACAGCCATGGAAGAATGTGTTCTTCATGGTAAATGTGGCCACTGGATAGTTGTCGCGTGCCGCCACAGGATCCATCAAATGACTATACGCAGGTTGCAACATGATGTTGCCAGCAAAATAAGGGCGTGTCTGTATGAGATTTTCTTCGAGATAGTCAACGATATCCATGCGAGAGAATGGAGCATCCGCACGGATGGTCAATGGAAACGCGAACCAGCTGACATCGGCTTTGTCTCTGGCACGTGGTAAGTGGAAGAATTCCTCATACTTTTCATAGATCTCAAACAACAGAGCGTAGTTGCGTTGCCGTAGAGCATGTATCTCGGGCAACTTCTTGATTTGTTCCAGTCCCATGGCCGCTTGTAGTTCGATGGGTTTTAGATTGTATCCAATTTCATCATACACATACTTGTGATCAAAGATCTGATCTGGCATCTCTGGGATCCACTCATTGAACCGTTTGCCGCAAGTGCCACATTTTAATTTGTTAGCCTCGGGTCCTACACAATAGCAACCACGACCCCATTCACGTAGACTGCGCACAATGATTTCTTGTTGTGGATCGTTCATGGCCACAAAGCCGCCTTCGCCCATGGTCATATGATGTGCTGGATAAAAACTGCACGATGCCATTAGACCAAAACTCCCCAATGGTCGGCCATCATAGGTTGTGCCCAAGCCATCACAGCAATCTTCCAACAAGATTAAATTGTGTCGATGCACCAGTTCCATCACTCGGTCCATGTTGGGCGGATTACCCAGCACATGAGCAAAAGTCATGATCCGGATGTCTGGATCGTTGGCCAATATCTGTTCTGCTTGATCCAAGTCAATGTTTAGTGTATCGATTTCGATGTCACAGAAAACTGGTGTGAATCCGTTTTGTAAGGTTGGATTCAGTGTAGTTGGGAATCCTGCGATAGGCATCAATACCTTGGTACCTGGCGGAAAGTTGTGTCCACGTTTGCTCTTCATTGCGGTCATCATCAAGAGATTTGCACTGCTACCACTGTTGGTGAGCACGCCACGATCTTTGCCAAACTCTTTGGGGAATTTTTGCTCGAATCTAAGACTCTTGTTGCCCATGACCAACCAGCCGTTTAGCAATGCTTCGGCGGCCGCCACATACTCGTCAGACGAAAAATATGGACCTGCATAGTTCACAAAGTCTTTGCCGGCCACCCAGGTCTTGTCAGATTGTTTTTGTTCGACGTGCTGGCGCACTAGATCCAATATTTCTTTCATTGTGCCACTCCTAATTGTGTTGCCAGTTCCTTCATGATTGAGATCACGCTGGCACTGCCTCTGCTGGCGCAGAAGTGCAAGATATGTGCTCTATCGAATTCGCAACGGTTCCATTGTTCATGCCATCTGATAATGGCAGGATCCAGAGTGCGCAGATTCATGCAGATAAAATTCAGATGAGGATGGCATCTGTCATCGTCGGCAATGTCTTGGCTCCAGAACATGGCATTGTGACGCAGTTGATCAAATCCCCATTCCCGGATGGCAGGATCTTCCATGCCCGTGTCCCAGAACTGCTTACCTACCTGCCAGGTGTCTTCGCTCATGGTGTGTGGATACAGTTGCACATCATCATTGAAGTGATGTGCAAAAGGCCCAAACGATTTTGGATCAGTGTAATTGAACAATCGATACTCGGGGTATCTACCGCTGAACAGCGATGTGGATTGGGTCATGAATGTGTCAGCGCCTGCCCACAAGATATTACAAGGTTCCTGATGCCAAAGATCGTGGATGAACTGCCAAGTCTCTAAATTGTTTTGGTAGTTATTGTCCACTGGAGATTCCAACAGCACAGCTTCAAATGGTTCTTCTACGAACTTGCGATAACTGGCCACGCTGAGGTCATACATCTCGCGATAATTCTTGTAGAGTTCTTGGTGTTTTTCTATGTGCCATCCTTCACGGATAGGGCGCACTGCTGAGACGATGTAGTTCTTAATCACGGAACCTGCCCAGTATGGCACCGCTGTTTTGCCGATAACCTTCACGGTGCAACAGTTTGAAACCATGCAATATCAACAACGGTATAGCCGCAGAACATTTGCCGCTGAATATACCTTCTTCGGGAATAAACCAAGTGTCATCGCAGATAACCAGGCTGTTGGGCATGAGCCGAGGAATCAGTCGCATGGTCTGTATCAAATGCGTTAGCTGGCTGTTGGTGTTGGTCATCTCGGTCTGTATGGTGTCTCGATAGCGTTGTTTCACTCCGGCCACAAAGGATTCTTCCTCTTGCCCTAACCAATAATCCCAATCAAAATTGTCCAGATAACACAAACTGATCTTTTCAGCGGGATCCATTTTACGCAAAAATTCTTCGCCTTTGTCTGCGATCAGTTCGATATGCGGATCTATATCACCGGGGATCATGGCGATAGATCCATCGGACTGTATGGTCGCTGTCCTGCTCTGAGCCAAGTTGACTCTGGCCCGTTCGATCTGATCAGGATCCATGTCCACACCGTAGAACTTGGTAGCTCTGGTTTTGGCCATGTCACTGAACCAGCGTGTGCTGCCTTCGCCTCGATCCACACCCAATTCTACCCAAGCCGCACGATCGATCTGATCCAACCAAGGTTCTGCGTTTTTATAATATGTTCCCATAGATCACCAAATAAAGTTTTTTTTGTAGTAGTCAACGATGGCTACCAACTCGCGATCAAAGTCCGCCTGCGGCAGCCAACCCAGTGCTTTTAGTTTGCTATCATCGATGCTGTATCTAACATCTTGACCTTCTCGCTGGCTGTCCATGATGTAATCTTGCCAGCAGTGATCTTTGTTTTCATTCCAGTAGATGGCCAGCAGTTTCTTGATCACTTCTCGGTTGGGCAGTTCTATGTTGCCCGATATGTTGAATATTTCGTTGACCTGACCAGACTCAATGATTGCCATCACGGCTCGAGCGGTATCCGAAGCATGCAACCATGTTCGTCGAGGCTCTCCACGATCGTGTAGATCGATCTTGCGCCCCAGTTCAAGATATTTCACTGATTTGGGGATGAGTTTCTCTACATACTGTCCTATGCCATAGTTGTTGGTGGGACGCACTATCACATGCTTGATACCATAGGTCCTGGCCCAGGCCATTATCAGCATGTCGCCTGCGGCCTTGGAAGCCGAATAAGGGTTGCTGGGTTTTAACAGATCCTGTTCAGTGTGACTACCTTGATCGATGTCGCCATAGACTTCATCTGTGGAAAAATGCAACAGGATGGGTTGCTTGTAGCGAGGGATTTGTCTTATCAATTCCAGGAGATGATGCACTCCGTTGACATTGGAATGTAAAAAAACACCACTGCTCATTATGGAATTGTCTACATGTGTTTCTGCGGCCATGTTGATGATGTAGTCACAGTCCACAAGTCTATCGAGATCATTGATGTCTCGGTGCAACCATGTGAAATTGTTGTGCTGAAGGAATTCGATCAAGGCCCAGTCGTTGCTGGCATAGGTCTTTTTATCCACACCTATGACTTTAAATCCAGCGTCTAAACAGGCCCGAGTCACATGCACGCCCATGAATCCCAAACAACCAGTGACGTAAACTATTTTTTTCACAACTTTTTGGCCTTGACCAAGAGATGCCAGCCTAGATATTCTTTCACTGCCAGCCTCATGACTTCGGGCATGGCTTCAAACCATGGCTCTAGTTGGAACTCGCCTTGTTTGTAAGCCGCAACATCATACATGAAACAATGATCTTGCCGGATGCGTTCCACATGATAGTGTGGGTCCAGCAATTTGGTTATGTCTTCTCGGGTGAATGCTTCAGCGTAGGGACAATCGGCCTGTGCTTCAAACTGATCCAGGCCTTTCTGGATCATAGCATACTTCCAAGAATTGCGGGCATAGACCATGAATCTGAGTTCACCACCCGAGGGCAGGATATTGGCGATGTTAGATAGATGTGATCCCATGCCAGGAAAATGGTGTAGCACACCATAACTATATACTAGATCGAATTTGCCCAGACTCTGCAAGAAATCAAGATCTGTCACAGATCCTTGCTGGAAATCTCCCTGGAGATCATACACATCAAACCGTTGCCGGCACAATCTCAGGCTTTCTTCGGAAATGTCTACCCCAACATATTCGGCACCATGTCGGGCAAACTGTTCAGCGTCAGATCCTATGCCGCATCCAATCTCTAGCACACGGCGACCACGCCAGAGATGAAATCCGGCAAAATCTAATATGTGCGGTTCAGCACGATAGCGTTTGGCAGTGACAGCATCAAAGAATTCCTGGCTGCCTACAGGTGCTTGGCTGTGGCGGATGTTGCAGGGTTGATGATTCCAGTAATCAACTATACGTCGTTCAATGTCTTTCACTGGATGATACTCACTTGACCATTGGGATCTTGTTCTTTGCTGGTCATCTTGGTCCAGGGATCTATTTCCCCGGTCATGACTCGATCAAACCAATCACTGTGCTGACCTATCCTATCTAGATACCATGCTATCCTATTGGCATCGTTGAGGCGTTTCTGCCTGAAATTGAGGTGATTAAAATCTGCTGGATGATTGTGGTTACCTTCTAGCATGGGACGATTTTTATAGATTTCATCATTGTTGTTGCCAGTGAGATCATGACGATCATGTAGCACATCTACTGGAATGTTGATCATGATATCCAAGGTATATGCGATCTGGCTGATGGTAGCATCTGTAAGTTGATGATTGCTGAGATGCCCCAATAGATAATACCAGTCTCGAGGTATGATGGGAAATATGGCATAGGGATGACAGTTGTGTGTGGGCATGCGCAACACAGCAAATGTGCCATCGTGCTTGATCAGTTCAAGATCCCAGGACGGTGTTTTCATTACAGCGTCATCGTTCCAGAACATCAACCATCGACCATTGGCCAGTTGGCCCAAGGCATTGACATACTGATGGAGATTGATATAGCCCATGGGAGTGAAAGTGACCAAGGTAGCATCCACTCCTCGTTGTTCGAGATCAGGTAGCACATTGTCTTTGACCCAATCTATGGTTTCCTGGTCATCGGTATCCATGGCCAACATCAACTCGATGTTTTCAGGGTGAGCTGCCAGATCATACAGGCTCTGCACACTGGCCTTCAATGATTCTCGGCGTTTCCTAGTGGGCAACAACACAGATATAGCGTGTGTAGCCGGATCCGTCCATAATTTTCTGAGACCCACTGGCTGTTCGTTTTGATTCAATCTATTCTCCTGTCTCAACACGGTATTGAGACAATATTTATATACGCCGTTAATTATTCACAAAAAACTAACCTTCGTATGTGGCAGAGTTTGCTCCGTGTTCAAATACTTCAACTGATTTAACTCTTACTGTTGGATTAATAGGGTAACGCATGTCACCGTTTGCAAGTAATTCTGCCATCTTGTCGTAAGCCATTTTGGCAAACATTTCGCATCCTACACCGGGCACAATGCGTAAATCGCATAAGGCACCGCGTTCGTATGGTAGTTTGCTTAGATGATTTTTACTTTCAATATCCACAATTTCGTTCATGTGTTTGAAAAAATCCAGCATTGGATCGTCTTGAGCTACTACCAAAGTGTGATCAAACATGTGGTCTGCCCATGCTTTGAATTCTTTAAGACCGCCAAAGTCCATGCACCAGTTTTTGTCATCCAATGTATCACATTCAAATATTAATTTGATACCAATTGAATATCCATGTAGCGTTGAGCAGTGGCTATGTGTGGCACGCCATTGTCTAAAACAGCATGACAGACCTCTGTCGTTACCGTATGTTTTTGTTGAGTAAAATTTTGCCATTGTCTATCTCCTATGTCAATTTTAGCATAGGCGGCAGAGTTTGTAAAGCGGGATGACGCCGAAAAGGCCGCTGTTGAGATTTCTATTTATCGGGCTGTTGATAACCATCTTTTTTGTAGTTGGCCTGCCCTGGGATTACCCCGCGCACTCCGCCCACTGGATCTTCACAGTCACCGGTTCTCCTCGGTATCATGTGTATGTGTGGATACATCACAGTCTGGCCTGCCTGAGATCCGCAGTTCATACCGATGTTGTAGGCATCCGATCGTCCACTGATCACATACCATTCTCCATGGCGGCGAGCCGCACGGAAGCAGGACATGATGGCATCATCGTTGTTGATTTTGGGAACGAATAGCAAGTGTCCTTCGGCCACCGGATATCGATCGCGGAAGATATAGTATTCTGGAGTTTCTCCATAGGTATCATCCCATGGGGCGATACCCTGTTGTTGTGCCTGTTTTAAAGTAGCAGTCATTTATCTAGACTCCAAACGATTTCATTCATGATCCGATATTGTCCGGCTGTGTTAGAAGCGACGTTGGTCCTCCAGCGGGTCTTGCGATCAATGTCTTTGGTCCAAATACCTCTGGCATAGTATGTTGCAGTTCTCATAATGTCCAACGAGTGCTTATTGTAAACTAATTGTCCGTTGTTGTCAAATGAACTTGGTAAATTTGCTTCTATCTTGCCTGTCAACACAGTGGGCGCAAGTCCTAGATATAGTCCCAGTGTGTTTTTATTGCTGTCCCATCGATAACCTGTTTCGGCCCAAGTGCCCACAGTCGGTGTGACTCTGGTGATCAATCCTGGATTGATTTCGGTGTTGACATACATGAGGCTACCACGAGCGGAAAATCCACCGTTTTGATAAGCCACAACATTGTCTAGCACACTGCTACTACGCACAGTTCCCCACACACCACTGAAACTAATCCAGGGGTTGAATGCCAACTTGGTATACTGCGCCCCATAGGTCCAGTTTTTCTTGAACCAGATGCGTGGAATTCCAATACTGTAAGCATCACCGGGTTGGCCGTTGATGTTTTGATCACTGGTCACACGCAGGCCATCCATCATCATACTGCGTCCACCTACCAAATACTCTGCATGACTGGTCATTTCATGATCCTGCACAGGGTTGGCAGTGCGTTGCCATGCATTGAGTCCTTGAGTGTTCATGGGCTTGGCATTGATGGCAAACGGTCTATGCAGAGCATCAGTGGCCAGCATCCTACCTGACCCGATGTCTACACCAGCGATATGGCCAGTGATAGGTTTGGAATTGATCCAAAGACCACCAATTGGATTCATTGCGGCCTCAATGTCAATAACTTTGCCATTCCAATAAGTGGCCGCTGTCTGTGCCAACACTGAATTGGCCGCGGCCGCACTCATGTAAGGCCATTTCTGTCTGATGAGATCCACTGCTGTCTGCGCTGTGAGTGTGACTTGTCCTCCCATCTGGCTCATGTAAACTGCCAGTTTGCGATCATTGTTTGCTTCATATGCGATGAAGGTCACTAGATAATATTTTCCATCTGGCGCTTTGAACAAGTTCACCGTGCTGTTGGCTTCGTTAGCACCGGTTCCTAACTCCTGGGTCATCTGCGCGGCTTGCTTGAGAAAATCCGTAAAAATCCTTTGATGAGCCGCCACATACTTGCCGTCTGAACTTTTCAACAGTATTTGAGTGCTGGATTGATTACCCGAAAAATCTGTGGCACTGACCAAAATATCAGTGCGACCGTCGCCGTTGATGTCTAGGAATTTGGGGTTGTAGGTAGAATAGGTATTGGTATCATAACCGACCAGTGTATCTGTGGTCACATCTTGGAACACAGCGGCGCCGTTGTTTTTCAGGAATTGGATGGCACTTTGTTTGGTATGGAAACCAAGACGGCTAAAAACAATGGCATCGGGTCGTCCATCTTCGTTGAAATCATGCGATACCACTCTCACATTGTGATCCAACAATGGTGCAGGAAGATCGGCTATGTATTGATAATTCAGTTGCCCTCCAACGATGGTGTAGCTATACATCTTGGTGGTGCGAGCATTACTGCATGCGGCGTTGGCAGTATTACAAGCATTGTCAGTTACTATGATCTGTTTCTGTCCATTGCCTAGAAAACTGTCAGCAACAATGCTGGATCCACCCCACCGCAGATCACCGGCCGTGCCTCTGCTATCGGTATATGCGGTAAAGTTATTGACTCGATTGTTGATTGCCAAGGTGGTGTTTGGTCCATAATCGACAAACAGCAAATCTTTAAAACCGTCTCCGTCCATGTCTGCGATGGCGCTGTCGTGGGCCCATACATTGTTGAGAGGAATTGATATGCGATTGAAATGTGTGCCTTGGTTGGCGAACACATAACCAGGGCCATAGTGTTGCATGTCCGTGCTGGGTGCAACCAACATGTCTTGGCGACCTGTGTTGAATAGATCAGCAAACTTCACGCTGGGTTCTGTGCCTAGTATTTCGTTGATACCACCCGGAAACCACTGTGCAGTGCGGTCGACTAAAGTTCCGTTTTGCCATGCGAACAAACTGATCCGGCTGTTACTCCAGGTTTCGGGTGTGGCATATTGTGTTTGTCTACCTGCCAATATGATATCGTTGCCACTACCAGTGACATTTGCTTCAAAGATATCAAATACAGGTGCCGCTCCATCGACTTTGACCAAAGGATCTATAGCCGACGATATGCGCACAGGAGTATGGAAAGGAACTTCTGATCGGACAAAACCACCGAGCGTTGAACTAGTGCCACCACCACCACCCCCACAGCCGGCCAAGGTAGACATTATGCCAGAGATTGATACAGCAATGATACTGCGTTTGAAATCCATTGGTCGTTCCAGATTTGTCTATAATATCAATATTATAGTTGATCTAGGATTATTGGTCAAATAGGTAAGTGCTCACTTACCTAGGCGCAAAGTCCTGTTGCAGATTGATATTATCGATGAACTCTTTTTTCACAGCCGGGTCCGTCCGGAATGCACCGTTTAGAACGGTTGTCTGGGTAAGGCTAGAATGGGCCATGATGCCGCGATTTTCACAACACCCATGCGTGGCTTGCACATATACGCCTACATCAGAACTTTCGGTCACTTTCATGATCTCTCGGGCGATGTCGTTGCACAATTCTTCTTGTAGAGTTCCGCGACGGCTACACCATTGCGCGATGCGAGTGTATTTGCTGAGACCGATGAGTTTGTGTGCGGCCAAGATTCCAATATAGGCCACTCCAACCACTGGTTGATGGTGATGGCTACACATGCTCCGGATCTCACTGCGCACCACCAGCATGCCTTCGTATCGGTCTGCCGAGTCGTTGGGGAAAGCAGTGCAGTCGGGTGCAGATTCATATCTTCCGGCCATGATCTCATTGAAATACATCTTGGCCAAACGACGTGCGGTGCCCTTGGAGTTGGGATCCGTTTCTCTATCGATCAGCAAACGATCTAGCACTAACTCAAACGCTTCGGTGGCCTCATTGATCAGGATTTCTTTGGTGGCAGGATTCACATATTCCGATACATTGTCTCCAGCCCAGAATCTTTTGCCTTCACGCCGCATTTGGAATCGGATAGCATCGCCGAGATAGGCCGTTTGATAACCTCGATCATTGACCATGGCGTCCAGTCCTGTGTTGGTAAGATTCATGGCAGCATCTTCATAGCCAGGATGGAAAGGTGCTTCGCTTACCAACTTTGTGTTTTTTATCGCATCAAATAATTCTTGTTTTTTTTCTGTCATTTTTTTCTCCGAGTTAGAGCCGAGGATGGCTAGTCAATGATCTGGATCTGTCTTAGATCCGGGTATGAGACATATTTAGGTTTCTCATCTACTTTTGGTAGCAATTCGATACCTTTTTCTGCCTCTTCTATGGTTGGTTTATAATGATACCCCACCCTAAAAGTTTTTTGGTCTTGCCAGGGGATGATGGTCAAGTCTCTACCATCATATCTCTGTTCTAATAATACACGATACGCCCGAGCATCGTCAAGCAATATGGCACCGCCTCGCCCTATCTCCAACGGTTTACCTCGGCCAAAGCTCAAACATTGCATCATGCCAGGTCGATACATACCGCGTTCTAGCCGGCGTGCCGAATCCCAGATACGGGTATTGTGAAAACGATATTCGCCAATCCAATCTTCCTGCACCAATTTATATTCGATCCCAAGTTTATGCATCAGCATGGGCACAGAAAGATAGGTAAAAGCAGTGAATGATGTCCAGTTAGGTAGTTCATGCCGTAAACATAACTCTATAGCATGTGTGCAACAATCAGTCATCACAGCATAAGGTGCACCGGTGTATTCTGATAATTGTTTTTCAAATTGAAAAATTGGGTCAAAACTCATCGTGTATACCAGGCCCACGCATGCTGGATTATTTCTTCGATATTGTATCTAGGAACCCATGCACTCACTAAATTGAATTTGTCGCTGGCAGCCGTGAGCACAGCAGGATCACCTTCTCTCTGAGGACCTGCAGAAAATTTTAAAGATTTATCTGCGACTTTTTGTGCCAGATCCATGATCTCGCGATTGCTGTATCCTGATGACGATCCAAGATTATACACGCCAGCAGGAATTTCCGGCTCTATGGCCATCTCGTGCGCACGGGCAAGATCATCTACGTGAATGTAGTCTCTCACACAAGTTCCATCCTGGGTCGGATAATTTTCACCATTGAGCACAAACTCTTTTCCGTCTCTCATGCTTTCCAGAACTCTGGCAATGATGTGAGTAGCGGCATTGGCTTGACCGTGACGGGCACGGGGATCAGCCCCACAGGCGTTGAAGTAACGGAAACTCACATAGTCTAGTCCATAAGCACGGCTATAACTGTTTAACGCCATTTCTATCATGAGTTTGCTCTCACCATAGGGACTCACGGGCAGAGGCGGATCCAATTCAGAACACGGAGTCATCACAGGTTCTCCATACACAGCCGCGCTGGAACTGAATATCACTCTGGACTTGATTTCATGTTTGATCAGTCGGTCCAACATGCGTTTGGTCTTGACAAAATTGTTGTCATAGTAACGCTCAGGATTGGTCACGCTGGGGCCTACGAGGCTAGTGCCAGCACAGTGGATGATGGCCCGTGGTTCAAATTGGTCCAAAAGGCTCAATGCAAATTCGTTGGCAAAGTCTTCTTGATAGAACCTATTGCACGCACTTTTCAAATGATCTGGAGCAGGCCGTATATCAATACCAATGACATTATGTCCAGCATCTCCAAGTCGGAGAATAGTTTGTCCTCCTATATAACCACTAGCACCCGTTACTATTACACAGTTTGATTTCATAGTCATAATTTTTCCATTATTGTAACAATATAAATTTTATTTCTCCGCCAATTCATATCTTAATTGGTGTAATAGGTTCTTGACAGTTGTCCCATCGTTTGGTAAGAAAACTTACTGATTTACAATCGGTTATCGGTATAAATGTGTGTGGAGTTAGTCTAGGCACATATAAAGTTTGCCCAGCACCTATTACTATTTTCCTCACAGTTCCATCATCTAATAACTCAAGATATATGCCTTCTCCATCCACTAACATGAGGTATTCGTCGAACTCTTTGTGGTAATGATGACCTCGAGCATGTCCTGATTTGGTAGTAACATAACAGAATTCCACAATTTCATCATGTGGTATAAAGCTGTAAATTGCACCACGCGAATCTATTGCTTTGTCGTTGATATCGGGTAATATAAATTTTATCTTACCGTTCATGTGATTACCATTTCCTTTGTGTTACTTTTTATTCCTTGAAAAAGACGTTGCGCCACCGAATCCGCTGACATGAGTTTTCTATCACCATAAGTCTCCTCTACCTCCTGCCAGGACTTGGTGCCTTCAAAATTTCTATATCTGAAATTGGTTTTGGTAAGTCCAACTTTAGCAGATAATACGGTAATATGATCGGCTTCTTTGGCTAAAAGATCTAAACTGAACTTACTGGCCATTTTGGTACCTGCATATACACCCTGGTAGATAGTTGGTTGATCTATGCTGTCGGAACTGATCCAAACGTAAGTTCCTGAATCTCTCGATTTTGCATAATGTTTCATCAAAAAAAAGTTTGATGCATAGTTTACAATTATCATGCTGAGTTGATTTTCCCAGGTGTTTTGTAAATTACCTCGCCAAGTTCCACGATTGTGCCCGGCACAATTTACAAGAATGTCAAAATGAGAAAAATCACAATCAAAAATTCTTCCAGGATAATTTAGATCTAAATCCTGTGAAGACCAACCTGCAACATCATAATCATGGGTTGACATCAATCTCGATAATGATGATCCTATACCACCACTGGCACCAATGATTAAAACTTTTTGTTTCATGTTTAAATTTTGACCACATGATACTTGTTTTCGGGCACGTGATCTCTGTAGCGATTGCCTGAACGATTCCATTGCTCGCCTTGGCCTTGGATGATATCTACGATGCGATCCACTGTGCCATCAGTCCAGTCAGAGATCAATCCCATGTTGTGGTGTGGTTCTTTGAGCAACAACCCCAGTTTGGTGAAAGCATCATCTATCGACCAAGGAACATAAAGTCGGTTAGGATCGTTGGCAAAGGTTTCAGGGAAACTGCGATAAGCAGGATATAACACATTACAACCAAGAGTATCGGCTTCTGATACTGTGTTAGATACCCAATCTTGTAGAGCACAATTAAACAGCACACGAGTATTGTTGAGAAGATTATAGTAATCATTTTTCTTTAGATTCTCATAGATTTTCAAGCGGCCTTGGCGTTCCATGTCACGAGCACGTTCGATATAACGTGAGTTGTTTGAGCGCAATGGGCCTCCTTGGAACACAGCGAACTCAACCGGATATCTGCCTTGCTCATGCCACATGTCAATGAGATCCATGTAGAAGTCTGGTTGTTTCTCTTGATCAAATCGTGCGGCAAATCCCACACGATATGGTCTCACGTCAAAATCACAAACATGGTCTTTGCCACCTATGCGCTCGAGCACTTCCGCCTTGCCAAATGCCAAGCCTGAAATATTGTAGATGGGAGCAGTCCACCCTGCGATGCGCATGTGTGCTACCATCTCTTCGTTGGTGGCCAACACAGCGACATTGGGGATCTGATTTACCATCTTTTCATAAGTCGACATCCAGCCTGCCATGCCCCAGACATGCACGAAGTCATCGGGGTCAATGGCCTGTGCCAAACAGCGCACAAAGATACGCGGTCTGAGATTGTCAGGCACTTGATCAAGAATATAAGGTAAGCTCTCGATACCGGGTTGGAACATGTCTTCAAAATAGATCACATCTTGATCAGTGACATCACCGTTGCGCATCATCTGCACTAGGTTCATCATCTGGCTCATTGAAAAATAACTTCG